ATACATGCAAGGAGAAGGACAAAATATCACTTATAACTTTGCATTTGATGCAATGGTTACAAGAGAGACAGGTCGAGTTGAATTAATTCACTTGAAAGAACTTGATTTACCACAAACTAATTTAGAGTTTGGACAAAACATGAAATCTACTCCAGTATTTATGGTGTTTGATGTTTCTCCACTATCTGATGGTGCAATGGTAAACAACATCCGAGAAGTTCGTATGAAGGGTGCTCCTTCTATGACTTGGGGTTATATTGACGGAACTCGTTCCCACCTAGGCTTTGCTAAGTCTCAAGGAATGCAGTCTGCTAATAAATTCCCAGGATACGAAATCTGGATGAAAGATAGATGCGATGTATTTATCGAGGATTTATCAAGAACTGTACTTATTGAAGAAATTCCACAGTTCTAAAAACAGAATAGGTGAATTATTGCTAGCGTAATACTCACCCTTCACAGAGAAGTAGTCCCCTCACCCACACTGTCCCTCCTCAGAGGGGACAGGCTTCTCAATCAGAGTGAAGAATTAAGTTTCTACCCATTCAATTGGATCACTCTACTAAGTAAAATAAAACCAAAAAGAATAATTAATTAAACTACATTATGGGTAAATTAGGAAAAATCTCTACGATTAAGAAAGAGTATAATAGCAGTCAACTACAGACCCTTCAAAGTGGTCTATCTAAACAAGGTATGACAAGGATTCCTGGAACAGGGGTATTTAAGTACCCTTACAAGGAATTAGATGGTAAGTACCGAACAGGTTTAGATCCTGAAGCTGGGTATATTAAAAGGATTCAAGATCCTCTTGAAAAAGAACTAGAGATAGAAAGAGTTACTGAGCTTAAAGATAAACTTCAAGCTGCTCTAGGAGATATAGATTTAGGACCAAGATCAAAGTTTTGGAACTACGGACTATCAACTGGATCACAAGATCTCTTACATGTAAAAGCAGTTAAACTTTTAGATGGAGATAATCTTTACGATTTAACTGTACCTATTCAAGAACTTTCTTTTGCATGGTTAAGAGTACATCCAACCATTGCATCTTCTTACCAAGCGTGGGAAAGAGGTGAGTTTCCAGCAGATACACAGTTTTATGTTGTAAATGATGAGGTTGAAAGTCAAATAGTTTATAAAAAGAAACAACAAATTAATAAAGCTATCATTAAGTTCGATGGCATGAGTATGGAGAAGAAGAGAAAAGTTGCAAGACTACTCGGATTACCAGTTACATCAGATTCCAAAGAGGAAGTTGTTTATAATTTAGTTGATAACATGTTAAAACAATCTGAAGTTAAAAGTGGTTCTTTCAAAGGATTAAATCCTGTAGAAGTGTTTGGCAGATTTGCAGACATGAAAGATAATTTACTACATATTAAAGATTTAGTTAAACAAGCTATTCAACATTCTATCTATAGAATCAAACCGAGCGGTAAGATATACGAAGGAGATTATGAAGTAGCAATGGATGAAGATGAATTAGTTAAGTATCTAATTGATGAAGATCACCAAGATGACTTACTAGTACTCGAAAAGAAATTAAAATCTAAGAAACTAGCTGCAGTATAAGTAGCTAGTTTTTTATAAAACTAGTTAAATATGATACCAGTCGATAGTTTATTATACAAGATTGATCAAAAACTAAATAAACTATCAACTAACGAGCATCAACAAATTGCACTAGAAGACAAAATCTTGAGTTTGAATGAGGCTCAGATTAAGTTGATAAAACAAAAAGTTGATGGTTTTCCAATTCCTAACAGATTAGGTTTTGATGCGTTTAAAAAAAGGTATGAGGATTTACAAAACTTAGTTGTAGATTTTACAAACCAACCATTACAATTAGTAGAAACTAATACACAATTACATCAGTGGGATGCTGACCTTACACAACTCAAACCTAAATACATGTTCTATGTAGATAGTTATTTGCTAGCTGATAAAGGAAGATGCAAAGATCGTAAGATTTGGATTAATAAAGATCTAAGTAAACATGGAGACATATCCTTATTACTTAACAATGATCATTATAAACCAAGCTTCGAGTATCAGGAAACAATGAACTCATTGTCTTCTAATAGTCTAAGTGTCTATACGGACGGTACATTTACCCCCACAATGATATATATAATGTATATGAGATATCCTGTATATATAAATAAATCAGGATATATTATGTTAGATGGTACACCATCTACAGACGTAAATTGTGAACTAGAAGAATATCTAGAGGATGAAATTGTAGATTTAACAGTTCAGAATCTAGCTATGTACACAGAGAATGCTGCTGCTGTACAAAGTGCACAATTTAGAATTCAAACAAATGAATAATTATTAACCCTTAAATATAAATTAAATTATGAGTACATTCGCATTAACCACGTTATTCGTGGTGCCAGTAGGTTCTACAATACCTAGCTCTGGTTCGAAATCTACCCAAGACTTGACCGCTGGTGAAGTTGGTTTTTTTAGCAATACATATGCAGCAGTTGATGCTACAGATATTGCTGATTCACCATATTTCTATGTCGCACAAGGTAGAGCAAATACTTATTTGCAAGGATCTAAAAGATCTGACAAAATTAAAGGATGCCCAACAGCTGGTGCATCTTGTAACTCTAACGTAACAGAATGGTATAAAGTTTCTGGTTGTGCAACTGCAGCTAATCAGATTACTGACATCACAGACTTCAAAGTACAATGTGGTGAAATACTAACTGTAACGCTTAGAGCTTTTTCAAATTATATTAATACGTTATACTTCAACGGATTTACACGTTCGGTAACTGTCCAAGCTCCATGTTGTGAGTGTGGTGGTGATGTATGTACTGATGTTGACACTAATGCATTAATCAATTCAATTATTGCTGCTTTCAATAAGAAAGCTCCTGGTAACAACCCAGACAATATTTCTTTCAGCACTTTCTTTACTTTTGAAAATGTTGGTGGAACTATCTTACGAATCCACGGAAAACCATTAACACAATATGGTCAACCATGTGATGTCGCTGCATTCCCATTTGAATATGACAGAATGTACTTCAATTCATTTGTATACGAAGGACCAGCTACTACTGCTGACTTTATCGTAGCTGACGCATGTAACATTGTTGCAACTTCTTCTATCATCCAAAACTCTACTTACCCTTCAGGATTATCTACTGAATGGAAGCAAGCAGAAATTAACTACTATAGCTACCAAGCTGGGTATTTAAAATCTCTTTATAGAATGGGTGGTTACAATGAGAACTTTGAGTCTTATGTAACTGATGGAGCTGTGTACGATAGCTACACAATCAGATTCAATGAATATGACAAAGCTGCTTACCAATGGGGTGATTATATCCACATGGACAATATTGTAATAATTGCTGTACCTAATGAAGATTCTTCTGCTGGACTATCTACAGCTGTATCTGCTGTCCTAGAGGCTGCTCTTGGAACTGTTGTTGATAATAATGTTTGTATTACAACTACAACTACAACTACTGCTCCCTAATAGACAGAGTTACATAAAACAATACTAACCTATAATACCAGAGGTGAGAGGATTAAATACTCAATCCTCTGGTATTTTTTTTTAAATAATTCTTATGTCAGCTATTTTACAGTTAGATATTATTGTTCCTCCTAGTTATAGTGTTAATTTACTAGCAGTTACTGATGCATCAGTGTATCCAGATGATCCACCGTTGGTCTCATCACCTACGATTGAAATAGAGATACCTGGATTTGGAACAAAAGTCTTACCTTTCAAACCTTTAGAAACAAATATTTTTGCGTCAGATACTTTAGGAATTACTGAAGCTGGATGCAAACAACCTATTCCAGATGGTATATACTATCTGAAATATTCTGTGGCACCTGCCTACAAGAATTATGTAGAAAAGACTATAATGCGTATTGATAAACTTCAACAAAAGTTTGACGATGCGTTTTTAAAGTTAAATATGATGGAGTGTGACAGTGCTCTGAGAACACAGTCTAACGTTACTTTAAATACAATTAACTTCTTTATTCAAGGGTCATTAGCTGCTGCTAATAACTGTGCTGAGAAAGAAGCTTTAAAACTATACAATCAAGCTAGTAATATGCTTGATACATTTATAAAATCAAATTGTGGTTGTACTGGAAACAACTACCAAATAAACTTTATTTAATTATGGCACAGTGTGCAGGATGTGGAGCAAAAGTGGGGTGTGGCTGTAGACTTTCAAATGGTCTATGTGCTACCTGTAAAGCTAAGTTAGAAAAACAGCAAGGTAAAAAGTAAGACATATGATCTCACCAAGACTAACGAATTGTAAGGAGTGTGCAAACATTCCTGATCTATTACGAAAAATAGACTGTAAACTTGCAGAGCTAGGGAATAACTTATACAACAATGTTGTATTTATGTTAAACAGACCCATAGCTGTTAGTGAGATTTCAGAACTGTTAGTCTATAAACGTATATTACAACATAGATTTTGTGATAGTCATTATGCAAAAGATTGCAATAGTATATCTACAGAAGACATTGCAAGTAAGGTAATACGTCTTACAGCTGGTTGTGTACCATTCTGTAACGAACCAACTGTATGTGAAATAACTACATGTGCAATCAAACCTTGCCCTAATCCAACAACAACAACAACTAGTACCTCTAGTACTACTACAACTAGTACATCATCAACAACTACTACAACTAGTACAATCTATCCAGACTGTAGAGTGGAAGGATGTTTTACAACACCAACTACTACCACAACTAGTTCTACTAGTACAAGTACATCAAGCACAACAACAACTACCACTACCAATCCTATTACCACTACAACTACTACTACTCTAATAGCAGTCACAGGAAACTCATACTTTACTTTCTGGAGTGATACCTCAGGTTCTATGGATTCTACAATTGCAGTGACAGCACAAATAGCTAGTGTTACAGGTGTAAAGTCTCTAGTTTCAGGTATTTTACCAGCAGGATCAACAACAGTCCAACTATCATCAGGTAATCAGCAAAATAAAGTTACTGTGTCAGCTGTTAGTGGAGACACTACAAGTAAGGCATATTTATGTCTTGTACCTGGTATGGAAGCTATACATCCTGCAATACCTGCAGGAACTTTTATTGCAGTAGCAGGTACTACTACATTTAATCTTGTAGACATTAATGGAAGCCCTGTTGCAACAACAGCGGACATTGTCCAGGGAGCTAATGGTGTTATTACTTTTAATCTAACAGATGCTCAGAAAACTGCTGATTACCAAAACCCATCTAATTTAAGAAACTTACTTCAAGATTTTTATGCAACAGGTGGAACTGAAGCAAGTGGAAATACAGACAGAGCTACTAACGGTAGTGATGAGTTTGAAGCTCGTGTATATTGGTGTCATAGTGGTCAAGAGAGACAAATTCAAATGCTCTCAAACAAAGGTCTTGGGGACACTATAGGCCCAACAGGATATTTTCCTGATGCAGATAATTTAGTAATTATGGCATTCGGTGATGAGTCAGGTTATGGATATAATATGGATGGTGGTTTCGGAGTTTCAGGACCTGCCTGGTCAACTCGAGCGAGTCAAACAAATTCAAGAATAGTAGATGATATAGCAAGTGTAAGAACTTTTGTTACGAATGTAGAAAATGCAAAAGGTAACACTAATGTATATAGAGCTAAGTTTTTCCATCCAGAAGCTACAAGTCAGTACACATTATCAACAATAAAACCTCTAGTTTCACCTGAAGGACTTCTTAATGCAGGAAATAATGGTGTAGCTGTAGTTGCAAGTATTGGTAATGTTCCTGCTAGTGCTTACAACAGTTCTACAGATAATCTAGTAAACTACCCAAGTGCAAGTCCTGCAAGATTTGCATGGTCAGCGGATCTAGATAATAATCCTGCTAACCCAGAGCAGTACTGGTATGATGAAATAAGAAATACATTAATAAGCTTTGGATATGGAGTTTAGTAAAATCAAAAATTGTAGATAAAGATGACAATAATAATAACATTAAGTTTTGCAGGTGCAGACACAGGTCCTTTTGATCTATACTCGAACGTAGATGGGTTTATTACTCCATTTGAGACAGGTGTGAGTAAAGCGGATCTATTGTCTGGGTATGAAACATCATTAGCCCCTGATGGAACTATAACTGTTAGACTGTTGGACTTGGGTGCATTGTGTACACCTAATACAACAGATATTTATTCTTGTGCTACACCAAACTGTGATTTTTCTGGATCTATTCTTTGTGATGTTACAACAACAACAACCACGTCATCATCAACAAGTACTACAACAAGTACTAATTATCCAGGTGTAGCACCTTGTACTTGGTCAACTTATGGAGGTAACTCTGGAGAAATAGCTGTATATGACTTTAATACTAATTCCTCAACTGTTGTGCTTGTACCTAATGACTTTACCACTACTGTAGGAATCAACAGACCTATCTGCTCTACAGGAGATAAGTTATGGTTGGCTAGTGTTACAACTGATGATACAGTAGCATACATTAAAGAGTGGGACATAACTACATCTGGTCCTGTACCAACTTTATCTTATGTTAGAGAAATAACAATTGCTGTAAGTTCACTTAGTTACAAAAGTATATGGGGAACTAAAATATCTACAATAGCTACAACCTCTGATAATAACACATTACTTGTAGGGTTTGGTGATAGATTTAATGGAAACGCTCTTATGGGTGTTTACGAATGGGATATTTCTACAGTTGGAGATATTGAATTAACTGAATCTAATAGTACTGATGAAGTCAATGTTAATTTTGGTAATACCTCTGGACACACAACAGAGCTTACAGGTATGTTTATTACTAATGATGGTGATGTTATTCTTTCTAGTAGATATTATGAAAACGAAAGTGATTTCAATGCCTCAAATCGAATTAAACAATATCCAGGCTTACCTTCATCTGGTAGTTGGTCACCAAATCCTAACACTCCTATAATCAACTTACAGAATTCTGGTGTTCCTGAATTTACATCTACATGGACTGGTTCAACTAAAGCTATGCCTGTATGGGGTGTAAATGGATTAATACAAGTAATTCAACCAGAAACACTTGAAGTATATAACATAAGTCAAACAGCACCATATAATGCTACATTAGAAACTACAGTGGCTGATGATAGTGTTTGGATACATACATCAACTGGTTGTGCAAATGTTGGTATTAAATTAACAGATCCTGATTGTGAGGCTACTTGGATACCTGCACTAACTGAACGAGATGCTGGAAATAACCTCTTCTATATTGGGCCTGTTACTTTTACATATCAGGGAATTCAGGTTACAGCTAGTGCTGACGATAACTTCTTAGCATTACTACCAGGAAATCCAGTTGGAGGTATACCTAATAGCGGATGTAGTGGATTATCTAATCCAGCTGCAACTAATAAGTTAACAACTGTTCAAGGTAATGATTTTAGTATTACTCTAACTTTTGAAAGTCCTATTAATAATCTTCCTATTAGAGCTGCTGTACTTAACACTTCTCCTGACTTTAGTTCTGGGGACGTTTATGAAATTACTACAAATACAGGAACACCTTCTATATCAATAAGTAATGGATGTAACGTACAAGTACAAGGAAATAGAATAGGTGGAGGTGTGCCAGATTACAATACAGAAGGTGATGGAGAGTTTATTGTAACAACTCCTACCAACTTTACTGTTATAACTATATCCGGTAATGCACCAACTGGGGGACCAATTCTGCTTGGTTGTGTCACTCCTCCTTTAAGTTGTTCAAGAATATTTACTAGTAGGGGTGTATTGAGCTGTAGTGATGGAATATGTGCCCCTGATAATTTGAATGGAAGCTATAATAGAGTTTATTCACAAAATACTGTAACAAATACTATAGAGGAAATTGCTCTTCCAGGAGGTAGCTATTTCCAACTACCTAATTCAGATATTACTAATAATTATTTTATTGGTCAAGTTAACAATAAAGATGCAGAAGGAGATTTAATTCGACAATTTACAAGATGGAGTTATGATACCACATTACCAAGTGGTACACCTTCAAACTTTACATGGGAGGGTATACTTTATACTATAGATCAAAGTGAGTTACCTAATATAGGACCACCTTTTTACTATGGAGTAAGTACGGTTAATGACAACTTAATGGTACTATCGTATAGTATCTCTTCCTTTGCTGGAGGAGGTCAACAAGTGTTTGAAGCTGAATTTGTAGATGGATCTACAACATTAGCAGTTGCACTTAAATTCTTTATACCTGAACCATTTAATGGTTCTGGTGAACATGTGGTTACCCTTAAAGAAGATGGAACACCAAATAAATTTATAGCACTCAAATCATCATATGTACTTGCTCAGTTTGATTATGACACAGGTAATCTAGAAGTAGAGATTCCAGGACCAGTTGGTAATTGGCAACAAGGTGGAGACATGGCTGTAGTTGATGATTATTTATATGTAACTTTACGTAGTACTACAGGAGGATCACTTAGCTTATATAGAGTTAATCTACAAACACATGTTTGGGAAGAAGTAGCAAACGAATCTGAATACTTTGGTGGAAGTTCAGGAAGTTTACCATTATGTAGAACAAATGATGGATTTGCAGTACTTGGTACAACTACCACTACTACAACAGATCCTGATATAACAACAACAACTACCACTACTACATCTATACCTGGTGTAAGAACAATATTTACTAAATTCAGTGCAGGGTCAGAACCAGCATAACACATAGATATGAAAGGACTATTAACACAAGAAATAAAAGATAGAATATTAGAGTTGTCTCAGCAACTTCCTAATGTAACTAGTGTTGCTTGGGGAAGAAAAGTTGTTAATGGAACGTGGACAGGTGACTTTGCTATAGTTATAGCTGTAGAAAAAAAGAAGCCTCTTTCTGAGATTTCAATAAATGAACATATTCCATCACGTGTTATAGTATCTGGAAAAAGTATAAAAACAGATGTAATAGAAATAGCAAAGCATGAAGTTATAGGTACATGTTCTTCAACTTGTGGACAAACAAATAACACTGCATTAGCAAACAGACAATTCTTTCAACATTTACAAGGTGGTATTTCTTTTTCTAGTAGAAATAATGGAAATAGTGTAGGTACTCTTGGAGGTGTAGTTATACATTCAGAAACAGGCTGTTCAGTTGGTTTAACAAATAATCACGTTACTATTCAAGATGCATTTTATACATCTGATAGAAGTGTTACTGGAGCTCTTGTAAATGAATATAGTCCAGTAGATTATGTATATCAACAAGGAGAATTTGGAAGTGCATCCACACCTGCAAGTTATAACTGTGGTGTAAGTTTACAGTATGTTCCTATTCATGCAAAGTCTACAGGTTTATTTAATCAGGTAGATGCAGCTATAATTTCTATTGATCCAACAAGATGGGACCCAACAGTTGCATGGAATCAAGTAGGACTAGAATCTATACTAGGTAGTAATCCACCACCATTTGCTTCTACATTAGAAATAGATAATCTATTAGCTACAAACCCTCGTGTATATAGTACTGGAAGAACTACTGGACCTAAAGGTATTGTACCAGATTGTCCTATGGTAATTCAATCAATAAGTGCTACGCTTGAAAATATAGCTTATCCTAGTTCACAAGCAGCTAGTGTAAATTGTAAGTTTACTGATGCTATTAGATTTATTAAACCTCCTCAAGAAGATCCTGATAATGCGAATACAACAGAATATTGCTGTAATCCTATATATTCAGGAGATTCAGGATCATTCCTCCTCGCAGATATAAATGGAACTATCAAGATAATAGGACTATGTTATGCTGGTGGAGCTCAGGTGGTACCTGGTTGTTATCTATATGGTTATGCCTGTAGAATAGATATGGTTGCAGAACAAATGGGTATACAGCAGTTTGTTACTCCTGGTCCACTAGTAGATCCAGATACAATTGAGTATATAACTATAGAGGGACAAAGTGACCAGAAAATAATATATTGTGAAAGTGAAGCGTACTGGCAAGTAGGATTTACAGGTAGTTTAGAAAATAACTGTGGTTCTGAAACCACTACCACCACCACTAGTTCAGCTCCTATTTCAGGTAACTGTAGCCAACCTTATAACTTTGATGCTCCAGAGGGATTCCCAGGAATAAGCACTGGAAATGGAGTTAAAACATTAAGTAATGGGTTTGTACTGACATTATCATCTGATAATGCTGATTGTGATACAGTATATGTTCCAAGTTCTTCTCCGCAACTTCTTCCAAATAATGGAACTGATCCAGATTGTGCACTACAAGGTTTCCACAATAATCAATATAATAATCAGGGTACATATTCTATAGGTGGTGGAAGGTGTTCTTCATCTACAATGTCATTTGATAACTCAATATCATCTATGGCATTTTACTGTAGTGGTATAGGGTATTATCCTAATCCAGGAATATATGAAACAGTGAGAGTAACATCTGACGTAGATCTTAATATATCATTTATACAGGTGTGTAGAGAAAATCCTGATAGTTTTATAGTTTCTAATGAGACAGATGGTAGTGTGATATTTAAAGCAAAGTTGAATACAGGAGATCAACCAGCTCGTGCTTTATTTAATATATTTCCTAGAAACAATGGTGATAGAATTAATGAACTAACATTTACACATGTAGGAGATAAGTTAGCAGGTTGCCTTCTTGATTTTTATTTATGTCCAGATGATCAGTTAACAACAACTACAACAAGTTCGTCTAGTACAAGTACTACCAGTACTACAAGTACTACAAGTACAAGTACAAGTACTACCAGTACCAGTACAACCAGTACCAGTACAAGTACAAGTACTACTACTACATCAACTACTCTACCACCGCCTCCAGTTTGTCCTGATAAAGTTTTTGTTCTTCAAGTTTGTAATGAGAACTCAGATAGGGATGATGATTTTGATTTGTACTTAAACAATCAATATATCGGAGCTCTTGATTTAAACCAAAATGCTCAAATAGGCTCTATTTTCATTGGAAGCACAGACACTAATAAACTTGTAACTCAACCAGATTTTGTTTGCCCTTTAGCCGGAATGGTAGTTTATCATTTTGATCCGAGTATTTTAACAACAGGGATAAATACTATATTTATGGATAACACCCAGGATAATGGAAATGGTAATGCTGGAACAATTCAAATTAGAAATTACGAAATAGATCCAACCGACCCCAACAGTCTTATAAATCCTTGTGTAGTATCTAACCAGGCCTTTAGCCCACCCAATGGGCAAGATTGGACAGCAACATTTGATTATACAGAATGTTGTCCATTTACAACAACAACTACAACCACGGTTGCTCCTACAACAACTACTACTAGTACTACTCCTGTACCAACAACAACAACTACTACTACTCCTGTGCCTACTACCACTACTACAAGTAGTTCTACTAGCACAAGCACAAGTACATCCACAAGTACAAGTACTAGTACGTCCACAAGTACTTCTACAACAACAAGTACAAGTAGTACAACTACAACAACTACTACTGTTGATCCTAAACAGTATGCATTTAATTGGGTGTTTAATGGATCATCTAATCCAAGTACAGCAGGTCTATTTAGGAGTGCGAATCTTAAGATATCAGTTAATAACGTAGCAGTTGTAAATTCTGTTATAAACACAACTAATACATCAGACAGTGGCACTATAATGACAGCGTTGGGTGACATTATTAGTGCATCAATAACAACTGAAAACACATCAAGTGATACTGTTTTTGTTGAACACAAAGAAGACGCTAGTACTAGACCACCACAATTTGCATCAAGTCTTGTATCTGCATCTAGTGACTATACATTTCTATTTTCCAACTGGACTCAACCAGGTGTAAGTAATAGTACTTGGAATTATGATACTATTACTACTGCAACTGCACCTGCAAGTCTTATAATAGACTTTGAAGATGCTGGAGACGGAGTTCAGTTTGTATCTTTTGATGGTGAAGACGGTAATGTTTCAGAGACTTATCTTGCTGATCCAAGCAGTAATGGAACTTACAACTTTACTTTAGTAAACGGAAAGAGTTATGATCTACAAGCAACTTATCAATCACTTAACCCAGGACAAAACTGCACTTTAACAGTAAGTGGTCTTCAAGTTAGTGGATTTACTAGTTTTAGTGATACCGATACTGGAGCTGCTCAAACATTAATAGGTCCAGTGCTTGGAGGCTTTACAGTAACAGGAACAGGTGCTATTTCTCTAAACGCAACACAAACATCACCATAGTGTGATAAACAAATAAATAAAATTATGTCAACACAAAATTGCTCAAATTGTTATAACGGATGTACTGAAATTACTTCAGACAAGTGCGTTAAATACACAGGTGTAGACGTTCCTATACTAGGAATAAAGAATGGAGACTCCCTATCATTTGTGGAGCAAGCTCTTATTACCTTTTTAGGATCTACACTAGACGGAACAGGTATAACACCTGTGGTTCCCCCATCAGATATATGCCCTGCAGTGCAGGCTAATCTAGATGACTGTAACCCATTAACTTTAAATAACTACCTAGTAGGTATAATCAAAACTATCTGTAAATTACAGGAAGAAGTAAGTGAGATAGAAGGTGGTTCAGGAAGACCAAGTGTAAACTATGATGTAGGCTGTGTATCTGGAGTAACAGATACTACAAGTACATCAGATGTATTACAACAAACTATAAATAAGTTGTGTGAAGTTGAGCAGTCACTGAACACTTTTATTACTGATGTTACAAACAACTACGTACAAATTGTTGATATTAATACGTATATAGAAAACTATTTAAACACTAATCCTCAGCAACAGCTTATTAGTAATCGAATGGTTCCATTTTCTGCACAGCCATACTTTGGAGACTTAACACCATTTGATGCATCAGGTGCAGGAATAGGTATTTGGGATAGAATATTTCTATGTAATGGAAATAATGGTACACCAGATATGAGAGGAAGAGTAGCTGTTGGAGCTACTGATATGCCAGGTCAAACTATGGATAACATAGTTGATCCGTCTGTTAGTGGAAATCCTACATATAACCTAAATGACCTTACTGGAACAAATCAAGTTGTATTAACAACAGCACAAATACCTTCACATACACATACTAATAGGGTAGTAGCTTCACTTAGTCCAGCTTCTCACACCCACCTTGTTGCAACTTTAGGAAGTTCAAATGAATCAAATCCTCCTACAAGCAATAGCTATATTCGCCAGTCAAAAAGCACAGGTGGTAACTTAGGATATGCACTTAGAGGAGCAAGTAATCCAGCTACTGTAGGAAAAACTAGTGAAGTTAGTCAAAGTGTAGCTACAACTGTTACAATAAATTCTACTGGTGGAGGGTTACCACATAATAATTATCAACCTGGAATTGGATCATATTATATAATTTACATACCTTAATACTAAAAACAATGGCATACTTACCCACTAATCCTTGTTGTACAAATATAGCAGTGAACACTACTTGTGGTTGTTCTACTTCTGTAAGTAATGATCCATGTGAAACTGGAATACATTATTCAAAATCTATTACATACAATGGACCAATATTACCTTGTTCTAATGTAGAACCTTGTGATGATTTAAACGTTGCTTTGTCTAAAATTGACGAACTTCTTTGTATATTGAAGACTCAACAAGCAACTAATACATCAGATATTTCTGCTATAAAAGAACAAGTTATAAATATAAATAACACACTAAATACTTGTTGCGGATCATAATGGAAGCATTTATAAAACTAACAACTGCAGGAAACAATACTGGACCCTTCGATCTGTTCTCAGATGTAGATGGGTTCACTACTGCTTTTGAAACTGGTGTAACTAAAGTTAATTTATTAGCTGGCTATACTAGTACTGTAGTTCCTGATTTTACTACTATAATAAGAGTAACGTCAGATTCATTATGTGAAAATAGTTTTGATATTGTATTAGAACAAACTACAACTACCACAACAACACCAACACCATAAGATATGTTGATACAAATAAACATAACCATACCTCCAGGAGGCTCTGCTGGACCTTTTGATTTATACTCAGATGCAGATGGATATACTAATCCATTTGAAACACAAGTTCCTGCTTTAACTTTAACTAATGGATATGTTATTGAACTTCCTACAGGAGCAACTATTATAAGAGTATGTTCTGTTGATATATGTGAAAATTGTATTGACCTACCAACTAATTGTCCTACAACAACTACAACAAGTAGTTCTAGTACATCAACTACTACAAGTACTTCAACATCAACATCAACCACTACAACGGAACAGCCCCCTAACAGATTTAACTGGGAGCTTATAACCAACACACCAAGTTCTTTAATTGCATCACAACCACAGAGCAGTAACTTAAAAATAGATGTTAATGGAAATAATGTTGTAGATGCAACTATTACAGGTAATGCATCTTCACAAAGTGGAACTATTCAAATCTTACCAGGAGATGTAGTTTCTGCTACAATAGATAGTAACAGAGTCGGAGTTTACAATTTTATCAATACAATTCAAAAAGACGGAATACTATATCAAGGACAGGATGTGTGTACTTTCTGTAATGATAGTTTTGTAACTGCCCTAAGTCCTAATTATACTGGAGCAGGAGTTGATGTAGACTTCTCCTTTATAGCTGATACTTATAAAGAAGTTACAACAACAACTACTAGTTCTACTAGTTCTACTAGCACTACAACTACTACCAGCTCTTCTTCAACAACAACTACAACTACTACATGTGATTGTTCCTTAAATAATCCTACTGTAACACTTACTGGTACTACAACAACTAGAATTCCATTTACGACAACTACTAGTACAACAGCTAGTGCATCTCTTGCAGCTGGTATAAGATCAATAACTAGTAATTCAAATCTAAATATTGGTTTATGTACTGCTGACCTTGCCGCATTCCTATGGAAAAATGGATCACTTGTTGAACCACAAATAAATGATTTTACATATGATGTAATATTTCCAGCACTTCAAACATTTAACGGAGACAACAAATGGTACAAGTTTCAACTGTCTATAACTACAGTTGATCCAGGAAATTGGCTTATAAAAATTGATACAAATGGACGTATTACTAACATTGAGGAGTGTCCATGATCCATAAAATAAAAATATAAAATGGCAACACTAACAATAAAACTAGAATCCGCAGGCAGTTGCTCAGGACCAGTTGATCTATATTCAAATGCAAATCTTTATACAACGCCCTTTGCTACGAATGTTTCTATAACTATTCTAACAAGTGCACTAGGTTATAACATATCTACAAGTTCTGTTCCTATTGGAACTACCATTGTGAGAATAAAAAATAACAATGCTGACTGTGATAATTATGTTGACGCATCAATTGTCCCACAGTATACATCTGGATTTGGACTTTTTGATGCTCCAGCACCTCATAATAATGCTATAGATGCATGTTCAGATACATCTGTAACACCGGTAACTGAGTACTGGCACAATGGTGATAGTTTTAATTATACTCCACCTATTGGATCTTTTTTATATGATGGTCCAGACCCAGCAACAGCAAGTCTATTAGGATTGGATGCAGGATGGTATAAAATAGGACCGAGTGCAACTGACGCAAGTGTAGCAGCAATACAGATAGCTTTAAATGGATATGAAGTTTTATGTTGTACTACTCTTTGTGAATAAAATAAAAATATAAAATGGCAATACTAATACAAGCTAGTAACATAGGAGCAGATGCTGGACCTTTTAACTTGTTTTCTCAGGTTGATGGTTTTACTGAAGCTTTTGAAGTAGATGTAACAAGCAATCAACTACTTGCAGGATTTGTTTCATATAACGTTCCTTTTGGAACTGCTGTAGTTAGAATTATATCTACTAGTCCTGACTGTGATACTTATGTAGATAGAGAAATAGACGCACCTCCAAGTTGTCCAAATACTGTCACTGTCTTTCAGGTTTGTAATGAAAACGCATCCAGGGATGACAATTTTGATGTATTCCTAAATGGGAACTTAATAGGGAATTTAGATCTAAATCAAGATGCTCAAGTAGGATCGATATTTATTGCTAGCAATACACCGTTAGTAATAACTGAACCAGACTTTCCTTGTCCCTTGAGCAACATGCAGTTGTTCTTTTTTGATCCAGATATAATAACTCTGAGAAACACTGTACAAATGATAAACACACAAAATAATGGAAACAATAATCGAGGTACATTATCAATACGCAACTACGAGATATCAGGGAATACATTAATAAACCCATGTTTTGTTGAAGATCTTGAGTGGGTAGGATCGTCTGGAGTAGACTTTGAGTTTTCATGGATCTATGACGAATGTTGTGGAAGTGATGTGAGATAGAATAAAAAGTTCTCTTTTGTTGGTTTTAGAGAACTTCTCCCAGGGGCAAAACGCCCCTAGGGAGTTTTATATATAACCAAATTAGTTATAAAGAATAACTCTCATGGTTAAGTTTTTTATGTTAAGTTAAATAATTTATCTATCTTTGAGATATTTTCTAATTAAATACGATACATATGTCTGAGAATCAGAGTCTTCTTAATCAACTTAAAGAGTTGTTAACAAGAAAAAGAAGTGAAGAGTGGTATGCAGAAAAGCTAAACGTTACAGTTAATGAAGTAAAAGAGCTGAAAAAGGAACTAAAAGGAAAGAAATATGACGACAGTAATAAATTTCTAGATGGGGCAACAAATAGTAAACAGATTGAGGAAGCAGTAAGAAAAGTTAGCAATGAACAGGGCACAATTGAAAGTACAATAACTCTAGACTTCGAACCAAAAAGTGATATAGAGTTAGCACAATTACACAAGATAGATCTAGAAAAGTATATAATTACTAACTATTGGTCTAAAGTTCTTCCCAGTGGGAAGTTTACATCTTCAATCTTTTCTAAAAGAAAAGGTCCAAAAGATTATACAGCTGATGACTTCAGCAAGTTCCTAGAGAACTATAAGTCAAACTACATTCCTATTCCTGCTCCTCAGATGGAGCTGAAACCTCTGGTAGATATTGAGTTATCTTTATCAGATTATCACTTAGCTAAAAGATACGTTGATGGAGATAATGATCCAAAAACTAGAGCTAATAGATTTGTGCAAATAGCAGAAGCTTTAACTTATAAAGTTAGATCTATTTACAATATAAACAAAGTAGTGTTTCCTATATCTAATGATTTCTTTCATACAGATAATTATCAGAACACTACAACTAATGGTACTCCTCAAGATATAATATTAGATTATGCGTCAGAGTACGAGATGGGATTTGATCTTTTAGTAGATACTATTAAAATGTTAAAGACTAATTCTAAACATGTTGAGGTTATTTTAGTACAAGGTAATCACGATAGAACTAAATCATACTACTTAGCCCATGCGTTAGACATATATTTTAAGGAAGATAAGAATATATCTTTTGTAAGAGAAGAAGGTTTAGTAAAAGCTACTGTAGTAGGTAATACATTTATTGGCTTTCATCATGGTAATTGTAAAATTGATGCATTACCATTATTGTTTGCAACGCATCCAAAATATAGTAAGTGGTTTGGAGATGCTACATATAGAGAAGTTCATACAGGTGACAAGCATCACTATATGGCAAAGGAAATAAAAGGAGTTAGGATACAACAAATGCCTAGTTTATCTGGAACAGATAGGTGGCATAAAGATAATAATTTTGTACATAGTGTACGAGCTGCCTTAGCTTTAGTTTACGATAGTAAAGTTGGCAAGGTTGCTGAATTTGAAGAAAGAATATAATTATGGCAACAAAGTATGGAAAGCCTACACCAGGCAAGAATGTAAAAGCTCCCAAGGTGCGTCCTTATAATATGAAAAAGAATTATATGAGAGAGGCTGACCAAGAGGGAGGAATAAAAGGCTTCGGTAATTATAAAAAATAAAACAATGGCAACATTAAGAAAATTGGTTTCGGATGTGAGAGGTACACATAAGATTTTATCAACAGATGCTTTGATAACGGATAGAGTTATTGCTTCTGAGATAAGAAACGCATCTCAAATGTTGATAAAAAGAGAAACCAATTTAAGAAAACTATGGGCTAGTGATACATTATATACCACTATTCCTTGTCTAGAGATGAAAGAAGTTCCCATCTCAGAATGTTGTGAGTATGCAGACGAGTGTAATGTATCCAGAACTGCACATAAACTACCTAGAATATCGGAAGGTAACTACCAATATGTAATACAGGGTGTATATTCTGTAGATGCTATGGGAGGAAGAGGAACTAAATTAAAGGAGATAACTATAAATAGATATTTGAATTTATTGAAACTACCAATAGTAAAAAATGATTATTACTTCTGGATATCTAATGGATACTTATATGTAAACAATCCTTTACTAAAAGCAATCAGACTATCTGCATTTTTTGAAGAAGATGTACCTAGTGAAATTATGTATCCAGATTGTGATTGTGGTGGTGTGAATGTTACAGATGAAGAATATTGTAAAAACCCTTTGGATAAAGAGTATGCTCTACCAGGTTATTTAGAGTCTTCAGCTTTAGGATTAGTATCACAAAAACTCTTAGCTACATACTTCCAAATTAAAACCGACATGAGTAACGAAGGCATAGATGGACAAGCTCCAAATGCCCAACCAACTCAGTAATAAATTATATATGTCAAGAGTAGCAGTTGACTGGCGAAGTGCAAGTAAAAAGAATTACGAGGACTTCTGTAAGAAGCACCCTTTAATATCTCTAACTTTTGATGAGTGGAGAAATATCCTGTATGGTTTCAATGAGTCATTCAAACACTATATTTTAGAAACAGGAGAGAAAGAAAAGCTTCCAACTGGTTTTGGAGAGTTTTCAATTAATAAGAAGAAAAGAAGAAAAACTAAAGACATCAATGGAAAGGAGTTTGTAAATCTTCCTATTGATTGGCAGAAGACACGAAAGAAAGGAAAAGTTGTATATAACTTTAACTATCATACGGAAGGTTATTTTTTTGGTTGGATGTGGTTTAAATCTACAGCAAGATTTAGAAACTCAGACTTATGGTATTTTAAACCATCTAGAAGAACTTCCAGAGACCTTTCTCATTATATAAAAGCAGATCCTAAATATCAACAGACCTATCACGAATGGAAAAAATAAGTTATGTCATACTATTATAAATACGATTTTGTATCCCCAGAACCACTATACGCTACAGTAAAAGAAGAGCTTAAAAGTTACTTCGATACTGGTGCTGTAGATGATTTACTATTTCCTACATACTTAGATAAGTGTCTTAGGAAAATGGGAAGAACAACATATAAGATTACTACAGAGGTTCTATTTATAGAAGACTTTGAAGCAAGGTTACCAGACAACTTTCATGCTGTGAGAGAAGCTTGGATGTGTGCAGTTATTCCAGGAAACCCTTATCCTGCAGCATCTTCTTTTTATAGTCAGGCTGCAAATGCTACAACTATTCAAATTGCTCCTTTAACTATTGGTGGTACTCCCTGTAATAACCCTGATTGTCAACATCCTAGTTGCGATGGGACATGTATGCCTGAGATAGTACAAGCTGTATATAAAACAAACAGTGAAATACCTAGAGCATATAGAAGAACATACCTACTTAAACCAGGTAACATCTCAGCTAGAAAGAGCTGTAATTTAGCATATACAGATTCTTGGGACCAATACAATCAGTTAGCTCTATCAGGACGTGAGTTCACTCCAGGATCTTCTTCTTACGATTCTTTTGATGTAAGAGACAATAAGTTTGTTACTAACTTTAGAAAAGGAGTAGTTCATTTAGTATTCTATTCTACAGACTATGACAAGATAGGAAATCAATTGATTCCAGATAATTATCGTGTAAGAGAATATATAGAATCGTTTATTAAGTTTAAGGTATTTGAAACTCTAACAAATCAGACAAATGATGAAACATTTAATCAGCTACAACAAAAACTAGTTTATTATAAACAAATGTCTGATGAGGCCTGGATTATGGCAGAAACAGAACTTAAGAAAGAAACAGTATATCAAAAACAAAGAAGAGTTATTACTGATCTCAATCGTAATAATATGTATGAATTACCTGATGCAAAATCTCAAGTGTCAGGAAGATATTCAAACAGATATGGATATGGTTTGTGGAGAGGTAACGGTAGGAGTTAACAAATAGCATATGGCTACTAGAAAAGAAATGGAAGACGCAAAAGCTAAAAAAGCTGCTGCTGCTAAAAAAGATGACAAAGCTCAGAAAGGCCAAGTTAGACTTGAATATAATCAAGCTACTACTGGTCTTAACATGGATAGCACCATCAATCAAGTAAAGACAGGAAGTCTTACCTATGCATTGAATGCTACTATAGAGAACTTTGATTCTAGTTCAGTCAACTATCAAAATGAACCTGGTAATGAGCCTTGTTTAAGTTTTCCTGATGGGTACGAACTCATTGGAAAATATACAATTCCAGAGAAAAAGAAAAACATATTCTTTCTAACAAACCCTTTAACTGGTGATAGTGAAATTGGTTTCATGTTTAATAATGATTGTCAATATCAAACATTAGTAAATGCTCCTTGTTTAAACTTTAGTATAGATTATCCTATACATAAAGTAGTTCATAGAATAACAAATTGCAGTACAGAGATATACTGGACAGATGGATTTAATGCTAGGAGATATTTAGATATAGATAACATTCCATATGTTATTGATCCTAACTCAGACCCTGGATGTGATCCTGTATATACTGATCAAGTGGATTGTAATCAACTTAAGATACAACCTAATTTCGACATACCTTTTTTAGAAGTAAAAGATATACTAAACGTAGGCTCACTGGTTGCTGGAACATATCAATTTGCTGTACAGTATTCAGATGCAGCTGGTAGCGATCTTACTTCTTACTATTCAGTTACTAACCCTACACCTATTGCTGATCCGTTAAACACAACAGTAAACTTTAACTATCCAGTAGGTAAATCAATAGAAGTAAGGGTATCAAACCTGGACTTATCAGGACAATATAACTACTTCAATTTAGCAGTAATAAAAACTATTAATGATATAACCTCTGTAGAGTTAGTAGGTACATATAACATTACTGAAGATCAACAGATAATTACATATACTGGTGCAGATGCAAATCCTATACAATTATCTATTGCAGATATTTTTGAGAAGTATCCATATTATGATGTAGCCAAGGATATAACTTCTGCACAAGACACACTGATATGGAGTGACTTAGCTTCTGTAGATAGAATTAATTATCAGAATATTGCTAGTCAAATAACATTACAATGGGAAACACATAGACTCCCACCTGGAGAAGACTACAGTGATGAATTGAATGCTACTAATTATCGTGGATACATGCGTGATGAAGTGTATGCATTTGAAATAGTATTTCTTTTAAGAAATGGAAAACAGACAGACTCATTTCACATACCAGGCCCACTTAATCTAAACCCTCAACCGGATGTTCCTAATACCAATGATGACTTTATTGGAGAACCTGATTACTTTGAAAGTGGTATTGGTTATAGTCCTTATTGGAAGATATATAACAATGCTACAAACTTAGGATTTTCACCTGAGTATAATGGAGATGCTAATTATAAAGGACCTTTTGAATACGGAAACTTTGCATACTGGGAATCTACTGAAAAGTATCCATGTAATACTGAGTTGTGGGGAAAACTTGCAGATACACCTATACGACATCATAAGTTTCCAGATGTATTAGTAAGTCCTATTGTAGAAAATCCACAGATTGTTTATGAAGGTACTAGTATTGTACCCACGATGCAAGACTCTGATGCTATCTATCCTATAGGAGTTAAGATTAACAATACTCAAATAACAGGACTAATAGCAGCTTCTAATCTTACTCAAGAACAGAAAGATGATATTGTAGCATTTAAAATAGTAAGAGGGGACCGTGGTACAAACAAATCAGTAATAGCAAAAGGTATTCTTAGAAATGTAGGTAAATATTCTAGACAAGATCAAGAGTACTACTATCCTAACTATCCATATAATCAAGTATCAGGAGAAGACTCTTTTTTACAGGAAAACAACAATGCTTGGAATATTGAGTCTAAACCATGGTTAATATATTATTCAGATACAGACACAAGACAAATCTTTCCAGGGTATAACATAGAGATTTCTGTACAGGAAGATGAAGGTGTGTTTCAGTATGTAAGTATTGACAACGGTAGACCAACACAAAGAAAAATCCAGCCTAATTGTATTGTAGAAGTGTGTTCTCTTACTAGACCAGTTGCACTAAAGGGAGTAATGACTATAGGACCAGCAGACTTTGATGTGTGGCGAGGGTATCATGGAAGAGGGTTGTTTGGTATATTGTCTGGGTGGGCAATCGAATGGCAAAATCCATTTAATAATTTTAATTTTGACGGAACAGTTTACAACAAAAAGTTTCTTAATGCCACTGGTTGGTTTGGTAGAGAACTTTGTACTGGATGGTCATATTAATAAACCAGGCATTACAGATACAGGAGGTTGTTGTGAGAAACCTAGAATTGCTTTAAATGCAATAAGAGCAGGTAATTGTTTTGGAGAACCGTTACCAGATTCAACTGATGAGTTTAATTATAGTGATCCAATAATCGAATATCCTCCTGGGAGTTTTGATCCTGATTATCCTTGTCAAACTGATGGTGCTGGTACAGCTTGTGACTCATGTATAAAAACAGAAAACCCAGAAAACCTTACACCTTGGCCAGCCCCTGCTTTTGGGCAACCTACAAATCCTCTACCATCGATTGATAGTATTACAAACTTTCCTCCACCTACAAATTCACGAAATACTTTTACTCCTGCTACAAGTATTACTAACACAGGTGGTGGCTCATTAAGTGGTACTGACAGTAGATGGAGCAGAAGATCTTGTTTAAGATGTAACAGAGATATTCCTATTACTCCATTAGATGATTCAGACTATGAAGAAGTAAAAGATATTTTATCTAAACAAATATTCAACTCTCCTGATACGTCATTTGGTCAGCCTTTTCTAGGTAGCGTACTTAAGTTAGAAAGTGTAATGTTTGGAGCAGGAAAGGCTCACTTTGTAGAAGTTAAAGACAATGCTAAGTACAAACTTCTAAGTAAAGAAGCTCAAGAAGATGCGTTAAACAGTGCTGAGAGAGTGGCTTCTATGGGTTCAGGTGGATTTAATGCTGGTATAATGTTTACAGTATACCAATCCTATCTTACTATATACATAAATGGTATTACAAGAAAGAATTATGCAATGTCTTTCAACTCAAGAGCAAACTATGATTATCATTTTCCTATCAATAATAATACGAACGGTGGTATCAAACAAAGAGAAATAGAACTTACAAGATACCTTATACCAGGTGTACAATCTTTTAATAATAGCCAACCTCCAATTAATAATTGGAATAGAGAATCTTCTGTATATATTAATACTACTATTAGTGATGATATTTTAGCACTTCCTTTACCTCAAAATACTGAAAGTTTAATTG